GTTCACCCAGCAGATCAATCGCGAATGGGTGCGCGAGAACATGTTCAGCCCATACATGGGCGATGATCTCAACGCCATCATTCGCCGCCGCATGGAATTGAAAGCCGGTGGCGAAGTGATGAATATCCCGATTGTCTCGCGGCTGCAGGGGATCGGTGTCTCCACCGGCCCGCTGGTCGGTAACGAGGACAAGATCGACGACTACGGCTATCGCGTGTGGCTAGAATGGGTGCGCAATGCCGTCGTCACCACCAAGGCCGAGAGCCAGAAGGACAGCGCCGACATCTTTGGGGAAGCAAAGCCGCTGTTGTCGGATTGGCTCTCCGAGGTCACCCGCGACGAGATCATCGCGGCCATGATGGCGCTGCCAACGGAAAGTCAGCCGGCGCCCGGCGTTCGGGTTAACGGCATCCAGTACGATCTCAGCACGGTGGCGCAACGCAACACCTGGCGCCTCGATAACGTCGATCGCATTCTCTACGGTGCGGCGACATCGAACTCGGCCACCGACCACGCGACCTCGCTGGCCAACGTGGACGCCACCGCCGACAAGTTCACGGCCGCCAATCTGTCGCTGCTTAAGCGGGTGGCGATGGGAGCCAACCCGCGCATTCGGCCGTACAAGACCCGTGACGGCTACGAGTACTACGTCGCCTTCGCGGGCCTCAACGTGTTCCGCGATCTGAAGATCGATCTGCAGACCGTGAACAAGGATGCGCGCTCACGCGAAGGCAGAGAGGTCAATGGCGCACCTGATAACCCGCTATTTCAAGACGGGGATCAGATTTACGACGGCGTCATCGTCAGGCTCGTGCCCGAGATTTCGCTGTTCGTGTCGAACGTCTGGACCTCGCTCAAGACTGCCGGCAACGGCGGCACCCGCGTCGAGCCGGTGTTCCTGTGCGGCCAGCAAGCGGTCGCGCTGGCGTACGGTCAGATGGCCAAGCCGACGTTTAGAAAAGAAGATGACTACGGCTTTGTCACCGGCACTGGAATCGAGGCGGCCTATGGCGTTGGCAAAATCTTCAAGAAGCACCCCAAGGCCGGCACCAAGCTGGTGCAGTGGGGCATGGCAACCGGGTTCTTCAACTCGGCTTCCGACTAATTAGCCGTTTAACCCGAATAGGAGAAGGAACATGGTTGCTAACCTGATGACCAACACGCCGGCCCGCGATCCGTTCACCAATGCGGTGATCTCCATCGCCGGCCGCATCACCGCGGCCGCCGGTGGCCCGGCCACGCTCAGTGTCAAGATCGGCACGATCCCGGCGGGGGCGCTGATCCTCGGCATCAACACCAACGTGGAAACGGCGCTGGTCGGCACCACGCCGACCTTCAACGTCGGCACCACTGCGGCCGGCACCGACATTGCCGCCGGCATTGCGCTCACCGCAGGAACGGTGACCACGCCGGCGGCGGCGGCGCTCACCAATCCGGTGACGGCCGACACCGATGTGTACGTCAACATCACCGGCACACCCACCGCCGGCGATGCCTACGTCACCGTGCAGTTCATCAAGCCGGTATCGTAACAATGGCCAGGATCACCTGGCTCGGCAGCGAAGATTATCGGGAGGGCGAAAGCCCTCTCGAAAGCTGCGTTTGGAATGGCGTCATGTTCACCGCCGGCGACAAGGTCGAGGTGGCCGACGAGTGGATGATCGCCAAGGCCCGCGGCAACCGTTTCTTCAAGGTGGAGAGCAACGGCAATCCGCGCCCCGAAACTTGGACCAACGATCCGCCGCCGCCGCCGATCGAGGAGCCGCCGCGTTATCCCACCAATCCGCCGGACTATCCGCCTGAGGACGAGCCCGATCGTGAGCCCAACAAGAAGCGGCGCGGCCGGCCGCCGCGCATAAGGGACAACGGCAATGGCGAGTAACTACGGCGAGTTGAAAAGCGAGTTGTCGGACCTGTTGTTCAATCAGCGTTTCATTGCGCGCTATGATCGTTTCACGCGCTCGTTCGAAGCCGACGCCAACTCGCGGCTGCGGGTGCTGCCGATGGAGGCCATCTACATCTTTCAGACCGCGACCGGCGAGGTGCCGTTGCCGGCCGACTATCTGCTGTGGCGCGCAGTGCTGTGGCTGCGGGGCGGCGTTCCCACGGCGCCGCCGGTTCCTACGCCGCCATTCGAGAACACGTTTGAAATGGACTACGTTCACCCCGCCTATCTGCACGACCGGCGGGTGGATCACAATCGCAGCAATCCGCCGGTGTTCACCATCGAGAACAATAAATTCCGCTCGCGCATTGCGCTCGAGGGCGATGCCTTCGAATTCCATTACTACCAGAAAATTCCCACGCTCACCGGCGGCGACAGCAACAGCAACTGGCTGTTGACCGAATATCCCAACGCCTACCTGTTCGGGCTGATGGTGGAAGCGGCCAGTGACGGCCGCAATGCGGAAATGGCGCAACTGTACAAGGCGCGGCGCGATGAGGTGTTTGCGCAAATTATCCAGCGTTATGCTCTGACCACCGGCGCCAGCAGTCCGTCAGTACGAACGGCGGAGTATTACTGATGACAATCATTCGTGACGGTGATGGCAATGAGATTGCCGACATTGCGCTGTCGGAAAAGCAGTGTGCTCTGCTTGATGCCGGCGAGAACGTCGTGCTGATCTATCACACCCCGCAAATGCTGCGCCACCTAATCGGCGAGCAATCGGGCAGCTTCATCCTGGGCAAGCGCGGCGAGGATGTCTTCACACCGGCGCCGGACAACCTGCGTGCCTACGCCAAGCTGCAGCGCGCCATCAAAATTGCCCGGGAGCAGCACTGATGCCCGCGCGCAAGCTGCCGATCGAATTCGGCGAGTGGCGGCCCGACATCGCGCTGCTGGATACAAAATTTGCCTCCGAGGTGGAGAATGTCTTCGCCGGGGCTAACTCCTATCTGCCATTCCCGTCGCTGGAGCCGTTCTCCGGCTCGCCGCTGTCGAGCACAATCTCAGGTAACGACAGTTTCACCAAGGTGCTGCTGCATTTTGATGGCGCCGACGCAGCGACCGTGATTACCGACAGCAATGTCGGCGGCTCGGCGCATGTCTGGACCGCGGCCGGCAATGCCCAGCTCGACACGGCGCAAACCAAGTTCGGCACCGCGTCGTTGCTCCTCGACGGGACCGGCGATTGGGTGTCCATGCCGGATCATGCCGATCTGACGTTCGGCAGTAGCGATTTCACCATCGACTGCTGGTTCAATTGCAACGACCCCGTTGGCGTCGTTCGCCATCTTGCCGGACAGTGCGACAGCGCGAACACCCCCGGCTCGACCAGTTTTTATATTCTGCGGCTTCCCAGCGGAGCGATCCAGGCCACAATGGTGATTGGAGGCGGTAGTACTCTCAATTGCGTCAGCACCACGCAATATAGCAACACCATCAATCCGGGCTGGCATCATCTGGCGTATGTACGCACCGGCTCTAATTTCCTGCTGTTTCTCGACGGCGTGCAAGAAGGTTTTGCGCAACTCACCGGCGCGCTCAACAACTCCACCAACCAACTGAGCGTCGGCGCTCAGGGCGAGAACACCGCAAACACATGGAAAGGCTGGATTGACGAATTCCGTATCTCGATCGGCGTGGCGCGCTGGACCGATACGTTCGCGCCACCGGCGGCGGCTTATATCGATGCTGGCGGCACGCCCTGCGGCCTGTACGCGGCGCGCACGCTATCGGGCGAATGGAAAATCTACGCCGGCACGACCAGAAAACTATGGATGTACGGCATCACCGGATGGACCGATGTCAGCCGCACCGTCAATCCAACGGGCGCGCTTCCCTACAACGTGCAGCTGGGCGACCTGTGGATGTTCGAGCAGTCAGGCCAGACGCTTGTGGCGGTGAACCAGAATGACGATGTCCAGTCAATTTCGATAGATACTGGCACCAATTTCGCGGCGCTGGCCGGCTCGCCACCGCGTGCAACCAACGTCAAGCAGATGGGCGATTTCCTGTTTTTGAGTGGGCTGGCCGACAGCAGCGGCTACAACAAGCGCAGCATCATCTGGTCGGCCATTAACGACATCACAGGATGGACCCCCGGCACAAACCTTTGTGACGTCCAGCAGATGCCCGATGGAGGACCAGTGCAAGGCGTGGCTGGTGGTGAGATCGGTTACATCCTGCAGGATCGGGCGGTGCGCACGCTGCAATTTCTGCCCGGCGACACAACCTACATTTTCAATATCTCGCGCGTGCTGGATGATCGCGGCTGC